ATGTCCCGGCGTCTGCTCACGCGCCTTCTGCATCGCTGGGGCCGGCTGACCCGCGGCGTCACGCTCGGCGTGCGGGGCGTGGTGATCGACGAGGGCGGCGCCATCCTGCTGCTGCGCCATACCTATGTGCCGGGCTGGCACCTGCCGGGCGGCGGCGTCGAGCCGGGCGAAACCGCCGAAACGGCGCTCATCCGCGAGCTTCAGGAAGAAGCGGCGGTGACGCCCCTCGCCCCGCCGCGCCTGCACGGGCTGCTGCTCAACCGGCATCTCGCCGCGCGCGATCACGTTGTCGTCTATGTGATCGAGCGTTTCGAGCAAGGGATCGCCGCCGTCCCGAATCGCGAGATCGCCGAGATCGGCTTCTTCGCGCCGCACGCCCTGCCCGACGACACCTCGCCGGCAACGCGCCGACGCATCGCCGAGGTCCTCGACGGCACAGCCCCGGCGGCACATTGGTAGGGATTGGCGGGATATCCGCGGGCGATGCCGGCTTTCCCGCCTTGACACCATCCGGCCCCCTTCCTTATATCGCGCCACTCTGCGTGCTGGCCTCGTTGCCGGCGCGTCGTGGCGGGGTAGCTCAGCTGGTTAGAGCACGGGAATCATAATCCTGGGGTCGGGGGTTCAAGTCCCTCTCCCGCTACCATTCGAACCCGAGACGTTTCAACGGGTTAGCAGAGATCACCAGAAGAACGGGCCGAGAACATGCGACCTACCGTGCGACATTCGCCGGGGGTCGCACGGTCGCACGTGCGACTTTTGTTCTCCGCCCCGTGAGGAAGCGTGCGACGGACACGTGATTTTGTCCGTCACAGCACGCTCCCCCGGCTCTCCATCCATGCCAGCATCTTGCCGATCGCGGCATCCGCCATTTCGGGATGCAGGGCGAGGTAGTGCTTCAGCACGTTATGGATCGAGGCCAGCGAGTGGCCGGTGATGGCGGCGATCTGCAGCTCGTTGCAGCCGGCGCGCGCCAACCAGGTGACGGCGGTGTCGCGCAGGTCCTGGTCGCGCTTGGTCGCTACCGAGGGGCACGGCGGCAGCCGCCATCTCTCCGAGCCCGTGGGCTTCTCCGGCCCGAGCTCGACGGTGCCGTCAGAATTGTGGACGAGGCCGCGCGCGGCGACCTCGCGCACCCGCATGAAGACGTGCTTGTACCAGTCGCGGAGGAAGGGCCGGCCGGCGGTCTCGTCCACGATGACGAGGCGTCGGGCCCGCGCGTCCGCGACCGCCTGCGCCTCGCCCTTGTCGGGCCGGCCGGCGATGGGGAGCGCGAAGCGCCGGCGCTCGGCGGCATCGAGCCGGGCGGCGAGGTGCGGCGTCGCCGGAATGGCGACGATGGCGTTGGTCTTGGACTGGCGGAACACGAGCCGGCCTTCATCGTCCGTGCCCGCGCGCTCATAGGCGAGGCGATCGTTCTGGCGCTGGCCGGTGAACAGGCCGAAATAGACGCTGTCGCCGATCTCCGGCCGCGCCCAGGCGTCGGCCGCGGCGACCAGGGCGGCCACCTCGTGGTCCTCCCATACGACCAGGCGCGGCGCCAGCATCGGCTTCTCCAGCCCGATCCACGGGTTGAGCATGATGCCGCCGCGCCCGCGCGCCTTGGCCCACTTCCACATGGAGGAGAGTACCGCGACCGCCGATCGCGCGGCGGCGAGGCCCCGTTCTTCCCACATGCGATCGAAGATGGCTTGCGCGAGCTGCGGGGTGATCGCCGGCGGCGGCTCCTGGCCGAGCTCGGGATCGTATTTCCAGAGCGAGGCGAGCTTGCCCTTGTAGTCGGCGGCCGTGACCTCGGACAGCCCGGGCTCGACGCGCTTGCCCTTCACCGTGCCGCCCTTGAACTTGGGGCTTTCGAACCATTCGTCCGCGAGGCCCTGAATGGTCTGGTGCCGCTCCCGCCGGCGGGCCGGCAGACGGCCGGTTTCCGCCCTGGCCTTGCGCCGGCCGGCGACCTCGTCCGCGCGCGCCTGCGCCCAGTCCGCCGCCTCCGGCACCGTGAACCAGGCACCCGTGGGGTGCCTCAGATCCTCGCCCTTGTATCCCAGCTTGCGCAGCTTGGGCCCCGGATTGAACCGGGGCCGGCCGTCGCGCCAGCTCACATTGGGAATGCGAACGATCACCTTCGCCATCCCTGCCCCCTTCGCCGACTGCACGGCGGTGGAGTCTACCCGCTTGCGGGCGCGCGTCGAGCGGGTCATCAGAGGGTTTCCTCCTGCTTCGCGAGGGCGGCTTCGAGCACCTTCAATCGCGACGCAGCGACGAGGTTGCCGAGCTGGATCGCCGCCTCGGCGCCGATGGCGGCGAAGCGCACGCGCTCCCCGTCATCGGCCGCGCCGGCGAGAACATACGCGCTGGCCGCATGGGCGCCGGCGTCATCGAGATCCCGGGCGACCGCAATCCGGGCGATCTTCATGGCGGTCTTGCTGGGGGTCATGCCGCCCTCCCTTCGCCGGCGCTGACGAAGTCGACACCCGCCTGCGTCAGCTGCAGGGTCTCGCCCGGCTTTCCCGTCTGGCAGCCGGCGACAAGGCCGAGCTTCCACAGGCGCTCGATAGTGCTGTCGCGATACCACGGGCCGGCATGGTCTCGCCGGAGCCAATGGCCGCGCCGCGAGCGGACCAGCCCGGGCGAGAACGCATGCTGCAGCACGGTCCGGTCATTGTCAGTGACGGTGTCGATCTTCCTGATGCAATAGTTGAGCTCAAGCTCGCGACCGCTCATCTTGGAGATAAAGGCCGGCCGACGGCCAACCTTGACCGTCTCGAGCCGCACACGCTGCCCACACCACACGCTGGCCTGAAACGGCCCGCAGCGGACGACAAGGCCGTCATCGTCGATGCACCACCATGTGCAGTCCTGCCCGCGGTCCTCAAAATGAAGCACCTTCATGCCAGCCTCCTCCGGTCGAGCTCGCGATAGGCGGCATTGATCCAGTTGGTGAGCAGGCCGCTGCTACCGTGGGTGCAGGTCGTGGCGACGCCCGCCATGGAAAGACGCTGCTCGCCACGGGGCCTCGTCAGACGAGCACCGTGGTTCTTCACCAGCTCCTCGACGGCCGCATCGGCAGCGCGGAAATACGCGGCGAGGGTCGAGCTGTTGCGGGTGACGACGTCCGGCAGCCCGGCCTTCTTCGCCTTCACGAGCTGGATGAGGTCCAGCAGCTCGCTATCCGAGATGCGCTTCTTCATGCCGCCCTCCTCTCGGCGTGCCCGGCACGGTAGTGATCGAGCACGTAGAGGCGCAGCGCCGAGGAGAGGTTGGTGTGCTCGCGATTGGCGTCGACGAGGCCGACCAGCTCGCCGATCGTCAGGCCGCGCCGGGCGGCGCTTTCCTTGAGGCCGATCCAGAAGGGCTCCTCGAGGGAAATGCTGGTCTTGTGCCCGGCGATGTTCACCGAGCGCTTGAGGATGAGGCTTCTCATGCCGCCCTCCCCTGCTCGAGCTCGGCATGCAGGGCGGCGAGCAGCTGCATCATCTGCCCGGCGGTAGCACGCGCCGGCGGCCGCAGCGCGTCCCAGGTGGCGGCGAGCTCGGCGAAGTCGCGATCGTTCGCCAGGCGGGAGACGATGCCGGCTTCGGCCGAGCTGCCGCCAGCGGCGACGTCGTCATAGAACCAGCCGATGGAGCGGCCGGTGGCGCGGGCGAGGCGGGCGAGCTTGGCCGGGCAGATCCGGTTCGTGCCCTTCTCGTATTTCTGCACCTGCTGAAAAGAGACGTCGATCAGCTGGGCAACGCGCTGCTGCGACAGGCCCGTGAGCTCGCGGGCGAGCCGCACGCGATGGGCGATGAGGCGTGTCATCGCCTCGTCCGTCAGCTCGATCGTGGTGAGGGGAAGGTTTTCAAGCATGGGGTGCTCCGTAGCGGGCGGCCAGCCGCGAGCGGGCGGCGGCGACGTTTTCGGGTGAGAAGGCGGGATCGATGGCGCCGGCGTCGTTCGCCGGCAGCGGGCTCGCCTGGGCGCGGCGGGGATCGCGCAGCCAGGCCTCGACCTGGTGGCGCGACCAGAGCTTAGGCTTGCGCCCCGGCAGCGGCGGCGGGAAGCCTTCGTCCTCCGCCAGCTTCCGGACATGGCGCGCCGTGGTTGGCGCCGTGCGCCGGAAGACCTCGGCGAGGTCGTCCAGCGTCATGGTGAGGGGATCAGCCATTGGTCTTGGCCCCGCCGCGGTGCGTCACCTCGATGGGGCCGCTTTCGTGGATCGTGAAATTGACCACAGGGGCCTCGTCCGCGAGGTATGAGCGGATCATGCCCTGGCTGTAATCGGCGGCGGCGCTCATCATCGCCTGCACCATGAAGATGAGCGCGCGTTCCTGCTGCTCCTGCGGCACCATGTGCAGGAACTGCACGGCCGCCAACGTCATCTGGTACCCGGCCAGGCGGCCGACGGCGTCCATGATGTCCTCAGGCTCGGTGCGCCGCAGCGTTTCGCCGGTGAGCGCGTTCTGAAAGACCTCGCCATACCGGAGAGCGAGGCGACCGAAGGCACCCCTGGCCCCACTGAGGCCGGCCTGTTCCTCGAGTATGACCCGCTGCTTCGCCAGCGCCTCCGCCAGCGCTGGATCAATGTCCTTGATTTCCATCGTCGTGCATCCCTGCCCGGCCCGCGAACGGCGCCCGCGAAGCAACCGGACGTGGATACGCTACATGTGCACGATTGCACGTGCAAGAGAGCACATGACGATGTGCATTTGGTTTCACGTGGAACCAGAAATCAGGTGCAAAAGATCAGGCACGGCAAGGAGCAACCACGAGATATGGTAGCCCGATGCGTGAACTGCTGACGCTATTGCTGGCCCATGTGTATTTCGCCTTGCTGGAATGGGGTCCCATCATCGCGGCATTCGCAATCGCCCTCTTGCGAGCGCATCGCTTTGAGCAACATGAAAAGTACGTCCGCGCCGCCCGAGCTGCGTATTTGCCCGCTCCGCGTACGCATGATGAGGCAATGGCCGACAAAGCCGAAGTCGAGCGGCTACTCAATCGGCGACGTCATCGCGGGGTGACGTTTGCCCTGTTTGTCGTCGTGCTAAGCGGCGGCTACGCCCTGTCAGGCTTTATTCGCTACAATGCGCACAACATCGTTCGCGAAGCCCACAAGATCAGCGAAGCGTATGAGGCGCGGGACTAGTAGTTAGCGCGAGCGGGTGCGCACCATGTCGGTGACCACGCCCATCACCACGACGCGCTCGCCGTCCACAAGGAGCGGCTTCTGCAGCTCCGCGTCGAGCGTCGCGGCCGTCAGCACCAGCTTCTCGTAGACCCGCATGACGGTCTCGGCATTGCCGGAGAAGTCGTAGACCTGGGCGCAGACGATGTCGCCCTCGCGCGGATCCGCGTTCATGTCGACGATGAGCACGTCGCCCGGCAGATAGCCGCGGAGTTCGAGGGCTCGCGTGCGCATGCGGAACGGCGCCGCGCCCGCCCGATTGCCGATGAGCGCCTTCACAGCGCCGCGCGGATCGGTATCGTCGTTCATGGCGAAGGGTTCGGCATCGCGCTGCAGGCCGGCGCGCCGCACCGGCAGCTCAGCCGGGTTGATGCCTCCGGGCGGTTCAACGCCCATGGCCTCGGCGATCTGCTGCACGGTGAGGGTGTTCAGCGTGCCGGAATAGTCCGGCCGGTCGAACCGCGTGAGCGTAGTGTGGGAAACCTGAGCCTCTGACGCGATCTGCGTCAATGACTTGCCGGTGTCGCGGACGATCTGCCGGAGCCACGCCCTTTGCGTGTCCCGAACTTCCGCCCGTGCTGTCGATTTCGGCCTCGCCATCTGCCCATACACGTTCGTTCGCGCACCAATGCGCGTCCGAATGTGCATATCTTGTGTGTGCGGCGCACCGAGATACATAGCACTTGACACCGAGCAGCAAATCACGGCTGCCTGTGCAAACTTGCACGGAATAGGTGTCCAAGTCCATGCGCAATCCCGAAGATCTCGATGCCCGGGCCCGCGAGCTGCGCCTCAGCGTGCGCACGATCGCAGAGGAAACGGGCCTCGATGAGCATACGGTCGGTCGTGCGCTCGGCCGTGCCAGCCGCGGCCGCGAGGTGCTGACGTCCACCCAGCGCAAGGTGGCGCTGACGATCGAGAAGCACGAGCGCGAACAGCTCGCCCGCCTCCGCAATCTCCATCCCGAAACCAGCGAGGCGGCCGAATGAGCTGGGCCGGCGCGATAGCCGCGACGCAAATTGCGGTGCAATCGTCAACTGATCCCTACGGCTTGCGTGCGATCGACGCGCGGCGCCGAGATATGGGGGTTTCACTCGAGGCCCTGCTCGCTGCCGCGCGGATCTCCGCCCGCACCTGGGACTATCTTCGAGCAGGCCGCACCCGGCCCCAGCCCCGCACCCTGATCAAGCTCTCCCGAGCGCTCGACCGTCTTGCCACAGGAGAGCCAACTGCACCGCCGCCCCCGATGGTCGCCGCCTTCTGGCGGGCGGCGGTGCTTTTTCTTTGCGCCGAGCTCGGCGCCGACGCGCAGATCGCGCTGGCGCCCGACGAGGGCTCGTCCCGCCCCATGGATCCGGCCTGGATGAAGGCCGCCCGGGCGCGACAGCTCGCCTTCTACCTCACCCATGTCGAGTTGCAGGTTTCGCTCACCGCGCTGGCGGAGGCCTGCAGGACGTCCAAACAGCGCGTCCACAAGGCCGCCCGCACCGTGGAAGACCTGCGCGACGATCCCTCGATCGACGCGCTGCTCACCCGCGCCGCCGCGGCCGTGACTGGAAAAGACCCATGAAGCACTGGATGCCTTCCAAGCCCGAAAGGCCGGCCGGCTACGGCTATCTGCGCCTGTCGATCGGCGGCGCCGTGGCCCTGTATGCCGCCGGCGCGATGACCTCCATCGCGGTGAGCGCCGCGATGCTGAACCGCCCGCTGTTCACGTTCGGCGGCGTGCTGCTGACCGGCTCGCTGCTGATCGTGGCGCTGCTCGATGCCGTGGCGAGCTGCCCTTCGGGCATCTATGTCCGCCATGGCCTGCTGTTCCGCCGCGAGATGCGCGGAGGCCGCCATGGATGAGCCGGTCATCAGCTTCTATGTGCTCGCGGAGATCGAGCGCGTCGACGTGGACAAGGCGGCGCCCCGCTACCTCATGATGTCGGAGTGCCACAATCACGTCGCCATGGCGCGGCGCGAGGGCGACCGGCTGATCCAGGTGGCCGGGCCGTACAGCCTCGAGCTGATCGACCGGCTGGCGCAGAACGTGCTGGCCGGTAACAGCCGGGCGAGCACCTGGCCGGAGGCGCTCAACGCGCTGGCGCTGTTCGTCTCCGCCTTCGTTTCCCTCTACCGGCGCGACGCCTTGCGCTCCGCCGCCGAGACCTCCGGCGCTGATACCGCCCCCATCGCCCCGGCGCCGGAGCCGGCACCGCCCGCGTGCGACTGCACACCCGACGCGCGGGCGGTGCCACCCACTCACGAGAGCCTTTTCACCTGCACGCCGTGCGGCGGCTGAGCGGAGGAACCCGCATGTCCGACATTCCGAACGACCAGCCTCTCTCCGATGCCGCCGCCGGCTTCGCGAAGGAACAGCTCAAGTCCTTCATCGAGCGTATCGAACGCCTCGAGGAGGAGAAAAAGACCATCGCCGACGACATCAAGGACGTCTTCTCCGAAGCCAAGGGCGTCGGCTTCGACGTGAAGGCGCTGCGCGAGCTGCTGCGGATCCGCCGGCAGGACGCCGACCAGCGGGCCGAGCAGGAGGCAATCCTCGACCTCTACCTGCAAGCCCTGGGCATGGTGGGGTGATGCCATGCGCACCATAGATCCCGCTCCCTACCAGAAGGCCTTCTGGGCCGACTTCGCCGGTGCCGATCGAGACCTCGGCGCGGCGCCGATGCTGCAGTGGATCAAGATCGAGCAGTTGCGCGTCGATCCCAGCTACCAGCGCGATATCACGGCCGAGGGCCGGCGCTCCCTGTTCTCGATCGCGCGCGGCTTCGACTGGTGCAAGTTCGCGCCGGTCATCGTCGCGCCGATCGAGGGCGGGCTTTACGCCGTCATCGACGGCCAGCACCGGGCCACGGCCGCGGCGCTGCGCAAGATCGAGAGCGTGCCCTGCGAGGTGGTGATCGCCGATCGGGCCGAGCAGGCCTCCGCCTTCGCCGCCATCAACGGGCAGGTGACGAAAGTCTCCTCGATGTCGATGTATCACGCCCGGGTTTCGGCCGGCGAAAAGGCCGCGGTCGAATGCGACGAGGTGTGCCGCGCCGCCGAGGTGACGGTGCTGCGCTATCCGGTGCAGGCCACGCTGATGAAGCGGGGCGAGACGATCGCGCCGAACGTGATCCTCGCCGCCATCGCCCGGCACGGCCGCGACGCGGTCATCACCGCGCTCTCCTGCGTCACCCAGACCAGCGACGGCAATCCCGGCATGCTGGGCAAGCCGGTGATCGAGGCGCTGTGCACGGTGCTCGGCACCGTGCCGGCATGGCGCGACGCCGGCGGCGGGCTGCTCGATGCCTTCGACGACTTCGACTTCAAGCACGAGCTCACCGAGGCGCGGGTGACCCACCATAGGGGGGGCAGCCGCTGAACGGCGTGCTTTCCGCGCGCATCACCCAGTTCCTGCAGCAGCGCCTGCCGCTGCCGGCACAAGCGGCGGAGTGAACCATGGGTGAGGCGAAGCGCAGGAAGCTCTCCCGCGATGCCCGGCCGGAGGAGATCTTTCCCGGCGGGCACGGCCCGGCGCAATCCGATGTGGTCGGCGTCATGAAGGCGACGCTCGACACGCTGCGGGAGATGCTGCCCGGCTACCAGTTCACGCTGTTCGTCGCCGAGACGGACGAGACGGGCGCGGCCGCCGGCCGGGACCCGCGCTTCAACTACATGTCGACCGCCGAGCGGGCCGACATGGTGAAGGTGCTCGCCGCCTTCTGCCTGAAGAACAGGGACATGCTGGCGATCGACGAGGCGATCCAGCGCAAGCCGGAGGGCTCGGCATGACGTCACGCCGCGGGTTTCTTTCCTTGCTCGGTGCCACCATCGCCGCCCCGGCGCTGGTGAAGGCCACCACGGGCGATCTGCACCGGATCGAGCAGATGATCTCGCCGGACGGGCGGCTGATCATCCGCAACCTCCAGCTTCGGCAGATCGTCATCCAGGACTGTCTGGTCCAGACGTTCGATGGCGCGCCAGGCGTGATCGTGGAGCGCTGCATGGTAGTGGCGGGCGACGCCGCCGCGCTGCATTTCCCTAACGTTCCGGCCATTTCCCTCCAACACAAGCCGGAGGGCTCGGCATGAGCTACGAAGCGTGGGGCGAGCCGGAGGACAGCCCCTTCGACGCCGCGATCGAGGCCGGGTGGATCGACCCGACCGACCTTTCCAAGGCCGTCATCGACGTGATGAACGAGCGCGACCGCCAGTGGAACAAGGAAGGCTTTACGCCCGAGCATGATGACAGCCACACCGAGGCGGAATTGGCTCTCGCTGCGGGCAGCTATTGCGAAAGCGCGGCCCGGCCGAACCTTCTGCGCCGCGTCGCCGGCGCCGCGTTCACCGTGCCGCGCCTCTGGCCGCGCGGCTGGTCTCTCGACTGGTGGAAGCCGAAGAACCCGCGCGCGGATCTCGTCCGCGCGGCGGCGCTGATCATCGCGGAGATCGAGCGCATCGATCGCGCCGAGGACCGCGCTAAGGCGGGAGGTGAGGCATGACCACTCCCCTCGAGATGCTTTTCGGTGTCTGGCTCGGCTGGGCGGCTTTCGACGTGGTGAGGTTCGCTACGCGTCCCTCCCAGAGATCGCAGACCATCGACAACTTCCAGACCGTGACGTGGTTCACGATCGTCGTCGCCCTCGCTTTTTGGGTGCACCGATGACCCGCCAGCACCAGGCCACGGCGGAACTGAAGGCGCTCGCCCAGGATCATCTGCGCGACATCATCGCCCAGCTCGCCCCGGGCGGGCGCTACCAGGGCGGCTCGCGCGCGCATTATCTGGTCTCCAACCCCATGCGGCGCGACCGCTCGCCCTCGCTCTGCATCTGGACCGGCGGTACCGCCGCCGGCGGCTTCAAGGATTTCGGCGATCCGGACGAGGTGAAGGGCGATATCTTCGGCCTCGTCTCCTACCTCAACGGCAAGCCGATCAGCGATTTCGCCTTCGCCGCCGGCTGGCTGCGGGACATGCTCGGCATCGAGCACATGACCGCCGAGGACCGGCGCGCCGCGGCCGAGAGCCGTGCCCAGCGCAAACGGGAGAACGCGGAAGCCGAGGAGCGCCGTCGGCGCCACGGCGAGCAGCGGGCGCACCAGGTGTGGATGTCCGGCAGGCTGGTAATGCCGGGCTCGCCGGCCTGGCGCTACCTCGAGGTGCGCGGGATCCGGCTCGACCAGGTGCGGCACTATTCCGGCGACCTGCGCTACCTGCCGGCGGCGGAATACTGGATGGCGGCCGAATGGGGCGAGCGCATCGAAGGCGGCCGGCGCCAGCGCTACAAGGTGCGGCCCGGGCCCCGCTTCCCCGCCATCGTGACCCCGCTGCGCAACGCCGGCGGCCATCTGCGCTCGCTGCACTACACCTTCCTGGCGCCGGATGGCTCCGGCAAGGCCGATGTGGAGAAGCCCAAGCTGATCTGGCCCGAGCAGCTGGGCCTGTCCATGTGGATCGCGCATGGACCTTCGGGGCTCAATCCCTGCGATGCCGATGCCACGGATGGCGTCTCCGGCCCGCTCTGCCTGACGGAAGGGCTGGAAGACGGGCTTTCGGCGGCGCTCGCCGTGCCCGAGCTGCGCGTATGGGGGGCGGTATCGCTCGGCAATCTGGCGCAGCAGCCGGTCGATCGGCCGTGCGTCTCCGAGATCTATGTCGCCGCCCAGAACGACTGGGGCAAGGCGGAAGCCTTGAAGACGCTGGAGCGCGCCGAGCTGGCGCTCGCCCGCAGCGGCAAGCCCCTCGCCCGCCTGCCGGCGCCGACCGGCAAGGACCTGAACGACACCCTCACAGGAAAGGACTGAGCATGACCAGGAAGGACACGTCCGCGAAGGGCGAGACGCCCGTCATTGTCGCCGAAGGGCCTGAAACTCAGGCGTCGGCGGAGCTTCAGGCCGAGCTGGCCGCGAAGCAGAAAGCCGCCGACGAAGCGGCCGCGCGTGAGGCCGAAGATGCCAAGCGCAAGGCGGCCGAGGAGCAGGAGGCCGCCGACGAAGCAGCGGAGCAGGAGCGGGCCGACATGGAAGCGATCGGCCGCTCGTTCATGAACACGCTGACCGTCGTCACCAGTGAGCCGGAGTGGAAGGACTGGTCGCCGGCGGAGGATCCCGTCGAGATCGTCACCGACATGCTGGCGATGATCGACGAGCTGAGGGCGCAGGTGTCCCAGGAGCCCGAGCCGCTGCCGGAGGGAACGCGCACGACCCCGCTGGGCTGGGATGAGCTGGCGCCCTATTCGTCCGCCGGCACGGTGATGCTCGCGAGCTGGGTGGTGGAAGGTGCCGTCTCCAGCTTCATCATGAAGACGGAACCCTTCCACCAATTCAGCACGGATAACTGGGGCGCCTTCGCCGGCGCCAGCGACGGCATGTTCGGTGATGTGCTGGCCTATGCGCTCGATCGGCGTCCGGCGCCGGAGGTGCTGTTCAACAAGATGCGCGAGCTCGGCCATGTCACCGGCCAGTGGCACGAGCTGCTGCCGGTCGACCGCGCGGCGATCGAGCTCGCGGCGCGCATCATTCCGGCCGTCGCCGACGTCGTCGAGACGCTGAATGCGGAGATGGTCCACCGCTTCCCGCCGCCGGCGCCCGCGGTCGCCACGCGCCTGGTCGACATCGAGGACACGGTGCTCGAGCGCGTCGCCGGGATCGCCGATGTGGATCCGCAGATGGCGGCCGCGCGGACGAAGGCGGACCGCCTGCGCACCCTGCCCGAGGCGGCCGGCAAGAACATCTCGCAGAACAAGCTCCACTCGATCGGTGACGGGGTGAAGTAATGGCCGCGCGTCGCAAGACCACCCCGCCGATCGACAACGAAGCGCGCGATTACGTGTCGTGCACCCCGGCCGCGCTGCAGCAGCTGAAGCAACAGGGCTTCTTCTTCCAGCACCGCTTCGAGGGACCGCACGGCTGGCACAATAGCGATTTGGCCGGCAATCTGGCCGGCCGGCTTGCGGACCTTGGGCACGAAGTCAAAAGGTTCGAAACGAAATCGGGCGGCGTTGCCCTGTGGTCGCGCTGGTCGAAGGAAGTCGCCGATCGAGCAAACTGCATGGCGCCCTCGCCCTGGCCGTTCTTCGTTGGCGATGTTGTCCAGCTCAAGAGCGGCGGCGGGAAGATGGTGGTGTCCGAGCTGCTTTGCCTCGGGAAGGTCAGGGTCATTTACTGGAATGATGCCGTGACGGACCGCGACCTTGGCGGCTTTCTTCATGATGCGGATCTCGATCCGAAGCTCTTGCACCGCGTTGAACCGGTCCGATCGGACGCGGACACGATCCCCTTCTGATCGCCCATCCGGCGCGGCCGCGTGCCGCGCCAGCCTTCCCGCATGCCGAGGCCTGAATGTCCGCAGCCACCGGAACCGACGCGATCGCCGCGAGCTATGGCGATGCTCAGAACAAGCTCCGTCGCCGGCGACGGGCGCAGGATCCGCTGCTCGGCGAGGCGATGGCGTTCCGGAGCGAAAGCGTGCCGCCGGGAAAGTGGCAGCATCTTGCCGGGCCGGACGGCATGCCACCGGAGTGCCCCGTCCAGGTGCTCGGCATGGATGGCGACGTGCTCTACGTCATCGACGCGCTGGGCCAGCTCGCCAGCATCACCGACCATGCCTTCGGCCAGAGCAAGGTGCAGCGCCTGTTCCTGAACCGGATGGGCTATCTGTACTGGGCCTTTCCTCGCATCGGCAAGAAAGGCAACGTCGACGGCTTCGACACCGTGGCGGTGCGCGACGCGCTCTACCGCGCCGCCGGCGAGAAGGGCATGTGGTCGGCCGGCAACCGCGTGCGCGGCCTCGGCGGCTGGACCGATCGGGCCGGCAACTTCGTGTATCACTCCGGCGAAGTGCTGTTCGTGAAGGGCCGCGAGCAGCCGACCGGCGACTATGACGGCCAGTTCTATCCACGCCGGCCGGGCATACCGGAGCCGTGGACGAAGGAAGTGACCGACGACATGCTGAAGTCGACCGGCCTGCTGCAGGCGCTGGCCAACTTCACCTTCGAACGCCAGAAAATCGACCCCATCATCGTGCTGGGCTGGCTGTCGGCCGCGTTCCTCGGCGCCGCCCTGCCCTGGCGCCCCATGGTCTTCGTGGTCGGCGATCGCGGCGTCGGCAAGTCGACGCTGCAGACCCTCGTCAAGGGCACGCTCGGCGACGCGCTGCACGCGACGGCCGACACGACGCCGGCGGGCATCTATCAACGCGTCGGCCAGGACAGCCTGCCGGTGGCCGTCGACGAGCTCGAGGCCGGCGCCAACAATGAGCGGGTGAAGGGCGTGGTGGCCCTCGCCCGCCTCGCAGCCTCCGGCGCCGTGCAGTTCCGCGGCGGATCGAACCATGTCGGCACGTCCTTCACCGCCAAGAACTGCTTCTTCATGTCGGCGATCAACATGCCGCCGGTGCCGTCGCAGGATCTCTCGCGCATGGCGATCGTCCACCTTCGGCCGCGCGGCGCCGGGTATGCCGGCAAGCCGGCGATCGTCGACCAGGACACGGTTGGCCGCATGGTGCTGCGGCGGCTGATCGACCGCTGGCACGCTTTCGACGAGACGTACCAGGCGTATCGCGAGGCGCTGGGGCGCGGCGGCCACGACGCGCGCGGGCAGGACACATTCGGCACACTGCTCGCCTGTGCGGATATTCTGCTCGGCGATGCTCTCCTGGAGGAGCTGGGCCTCCCGACGATCGAGCGCGGCCTCGACGACTGGGGACGCATGCTCGCCCCGTCTTCCCTGCCCGAGCACGAGGACGCCGGCGACAACTGGCGGCGCTGCCTCAACCACTTGCTCACCGCCCGCATCGATGCGTGGCGCGGCGGGATGCGGCAGACGGTGGGCCAGCTGCTCGATGACCTCAACGATGGGGCCGTCAATATGAAGGAAGCCAATGATTTGCTGGCGCAGATCGACCTGAAGGTGCGGGAGGCGCAGGACGTGCTGCCGAACCAGATCGGCGGCAAGGTGCTGTTCGTGCCGAACACCTCGCAGATGATCGCCCAGGTCTTCAAGGGAGAGGTGTGGGCCGGTGACGGCTCGACCGGCGTGTGGGCGCACGCTCTCCGCCAGGGCGAGCACACGGGCGTGATCTTCAAGGACAAGCGCTTCAACCGCGAGCGCATCAGCGGCATCGAGCGGCGCTGCACGCTGGTGAACCTGCGCGAGCTCAATGTCCTGATGACGCGGGAGCGTGGGGATGCCGATCAAGCCGGAGAATGAGGCGCTTTATCCCGGGGGGTCGATCCGCTCGGCCGAGTGGCGCGAGATCCGCGCCCGGATCCAGCAGCGCGCGGGCAATTGCTGCGAGGGGTGCGGCGTTGGCAACGGCGCGATCGGCGGGCGTGCCCGCGACGGCACCTTCCTGCCCCGGCTGCCGCTCGGCGACAATGGCCTCCGGCTGGTGTGGCCCCAGCCGGGCGAAACAGCCTGGTGCAGCGACGGCCGGCGATGGGAGAAGCTGCGCATCATCCGCATCGTCTGCACGACGGCTCACCTGGATCACGATCCGGCCCATAACGACGACGACAATCTGAGCTTCCTGTGCCAGCGATGCCATAACCGGCACGACCAGACGCACCGGCGGGCGAACGCGGTGGCGACCAGGCGCGCAAGATCGGCGATCGGGGATCTGTTCGAACCTTAGCCGTCCACCAGCACTTCAGCCTCGCGGGCAGCCGCCACGAAGGCCGTGCGGAAATCCTCGGCCGGCAGATGGCCGCCCAGCGCCTCGAGCGCGGCGACTTGCGCTGCGCGGTGTAGATCCGTGTCCATACAGGCCTTCGGCCATTTGGTGAGCAGCATGCTGGCCGCGCGCTCGACGTCGGTCAGCGTGCGCCTGGCCGAGCTCGTCTCCCATACCGTCACCGGCGCCATTTGCAGGTACGACATGGCGATTAAACGCACCATGCGCCGGGCGGTTTCCTCCAGCGTCTCGCGCCGGCTCCAGTTCACGACCCGCGCCCATTGCCGCAGCATCATCGCCTTCTTCGGTCGGCTGATCCGCGCGCCGAGATAGGCGCCCTGCGCGGCGTGGAAATCACTGGCGCTTGCCAGCAGCACCACCGGGCGGTCGCCGACCTCGTCCCATTCCTCGACGGTGAAGTTGCGCTTCTCCTCATGCGGCCGAGCGACCTCGACGAGCTCGATGGGCCGCGATAGCTTCGCGGTTCCCTTACGTCTGCATCCATCACAGCGCAGTAGCGCCTGCAGCTCCCGGAGCGGCCGGAAGCCGCACTCGGTGTCGCGGCGCCAGGAGCGCCGGCCGCAGCTGCATTCGATGCAGATCACGCCGAGCTGCACATCGGGCGCGCTGTCTTCTTCCATGCTCGCTCCTCTCGCCGCACTGATCGCATGAGAACGAAGAGAGAACAAGCCGGGAGAGCGCAGCGGCTCATGCTGCCCGCACCCTCGCCCTGAGCACCCGGAATGGCCCGCCCGTACCCGGGCCCAAGGCTTCTAATCGGAGCCGCGCTAGTCGCGCGGCCGGTCCATTCCATGGCGCGCCTGACGGCGCGCATGCGGCCGTCCGCCCCGCCGTCTCTAACGGAAAGGTCGATCCAGCGGCGCTGCGGCAGGGCGGACAGTTGACGCGGGTGGCGCGGCCCTACGGTCGATCATCGCCGGCATGCTGACCGGGCGACGGGCTGGGGGTGCGACACCACGACACCAGCCTGCGACACCGCCGAGCGGAAATTCCCCTGAGAAATCAAGGCTACGACACGTGCGACACGTGCGACACCAGACGCGCGCGTTACATATACGCGCGCGCGTGCGTCATGAGAGAGATAGGTGTCTCAAGTGTCGTAGGTGTCTCAATACTTAAAAACATCAATGATCTTGATCAGTTGACGCGCGACACCTGCTGCGACACTCGCGACACCACATTAAAAATGGGGTGGATAGGTGAGCGAGCCGAAGCACGGCGTTGGTGCCGTGGTCTCAGGGGTGTTGAGTGGCACGCCGTCGCCGGAAATTCCGGCGAGCGGCGCGGCGGCCCAGCTCGACCTGCTGGGCAACCCGGACGCTGAGACGCCGGTCGGAAACGTGATCGCGAAACGGCAGGGTGCGGGAAGGCCGGCCGGGGCCCAGAACAAGGTCACGCGCGACATCCGTCGGCTAATCCTCGCCAAGCACAAGCATCCGCTGCTCGCCCTGGCGGAAATCTACTCGATGTCGGTTCACGACCTCGCGCGCGAGCTCGGCTGCAAGCCGGAGGCGGCGCTCGATCGCCAGATCCGCGCGGCCGAGGCGGTGGCGCCGTACGTGGCGGCGAAGCAGGCGGCGGTGGACGAGCACGGCGAGACCGCGATGCCGACGCTGGTCATGAACTTCGGGGGGCAGGCTGGCACGCCGTCCGCCGGTGACGGGGCGCGCGTCCTGTCGATCGGCACCATTGCCAGCCAAGCCCTGCAATATCAAGGGGTTAGCGAAAGCGAGCGCGACGGGTCGCACGGCGAAGGGTCGCACGAAAGCAACCAAGGCATTGATGATGCTGACGAAACGGACGTGTGAACCCATGATGGAAAATCATGGTGTCAACCCCTCGCGCGCGCGTGGCGAGCCCGTCCGGCACGATCAGGCGGAGGCCTCGCGCACCCATGGCGCCGCACCCCCTCCCCCCCCATGCGCGCGGCGCCGCGGCGCCCGAGGCCTCCCCCCGAAGGCCCCCGGGCCCCTGCCCGCCCGCCTCTGCGCTCGCACACCGATCAGCGTTTGGGGCCGAAATGACCACGCGGACCTCGTCGGGCGGGGGATGAGGGGTGCGGGGCCCTTCAGCCAGGCCGGGAAAGGGTCGGGGGAATGACCGATCTCGGCATTCTGAATGCCTGGGAGCCGCCCGGCCCGATCGCGGAAGCCTTCGCTCTCGACTTCCACTCGCTGTTCAAGGGCATCGGTGGCCCGGTGGGTGGCGGCAAGACCACGACGTGCATCTTCTCGTCACAGGCCTTCAGCGCTTCCATGCCGACCTGCCTTGACGGCGTCGTGCGGTCGAAGGGCGTCGTGGTGCGCGACAGCTTCCGCACGCTGGAAAAGACCACGCTCGCGAGCTGGTTCACCTGGTTCCCGAAGGATCATCCTTCTTGGACCTACACCGGCGGCAATGACCGACCGGCCGTGCATACCCTGCGCTTCCGTCTGCCGGGCGACCGGATGCTGGAAAGCGTGACGGAGTTCGTGGGCATCGGCGACAAGCGGGTAGAGGACATCCTGCGCGGCTGGGAAGGAAGCTGGGCGTGGATGAACGAGGCGGATCTGATGGTGCGCGACGTGCTGGACTACCTGACCCAGCGTATCCGCCGCTACCCGTCCAAGCGCCTGCTGCCGCCGGGCATAGATCCGCCCGGCCAGGTCATGGCCGATTTCAACATGCCCGACATCGACAACTGGCTGCACGGCTCGGAACAGCACGGCCGGGCCGGCCTCGTGGAGCTGAAGCCGCCGGGCTGGGCCTTCTACCGGCAGCCGGGCGGCCTCGATCGCGGCGCCGAAAACCTGAAGAACCTTCCCCGCGATTATTACCAGCGGATGATGGAGGGTAAGCCCGACTGGTGGAAGCGGCGCTTCATCGACAATCTGTGGGGCTATTCCCGTTTCGGCACGCCCGTCTATCCCGAGTTCAACGATGCGCTCCATGTCGCGCCGAGGAAGCTCGATCCCTTGCCCGGGATCCCCATCGGCATCGGCACCGACGCGGGGATGACGCCAGCGGCCGTTATCGCCCAGCAGATGCCCAACGGGCAGATCCGCGTGCTGGACGAGCTCGTGCCCGGCCACAATTGCGGACCGGCGCGCTTCTCGGAGATGCTGGTGGCGCTGCTGATGGAACGCTACCGCGGCTTCGACATCCGTCTTGCCGTCGGCGATCCCTCAGCCCAGTTCGGCGCCGATACGGAAGCGGGCGAGCTCGCCTGGCTCGACATCGTGTCGAAGGCTCTCGGACGGCCGGTGCTGCCCTGCTTCACCAATGAGCCGTCGCTGCGCTTCGAGGGCGTGCGCCTGCGCCTCACCACGCTGATCGACGGCCAGACACCCGGGCTGATCGTGTCGCCGCACTGCAAGAAGCTCGTCCAGGGCTTCGCCTACGGCTACCGGTTCGAAAACCAGCGCAAGGATCCGAACGCACCGTTCAAGGAAAAGGCGGAGAAGAACGACTTCTCGCATCCGCACGATGCCCTTCAGTACCTGGTGCTGGAGCTGGTCGGCCGCATGCCGCTCTATGCCCAGGCCGCCCGTGCCGGCCGCCCGGGCAGCTTCGGCCCCGCAGCGGCGCCGGCGGGCTCGCGCCCGGGCGACTTCGACGTGTTCGCCATATGAAGCTCACCCTGCACGGACCCTGCACCCGTGTGGATCTCGCCGAGGTGTGCGGCGAGCTCGATCCCCGCCTGTGGGTGGCGTTCTGCCGTCAGCTCGAGCTCGGCCCGTCCTATGCCGCGTGCGGCGATGACGCACGCGCCCTGTTCTGTGGCGGCTTCATCCCGACCGGCGATGCCTGGGAATGCTGGTTTCATGCGGCCCCCGACGCCGGCCGTCACATGCTCGAGCTGCACCGCGTGGCTCGGTTGACCCTTGCCGACCTGCCGCAATCTGACCCTCGCCCGGTGGAGACCATCGTGCGCACGCCGGCGGGAGCGCGCATCGCGCGCCTGTTCGGCCTGCGCCGCGTCATCGCCATTGACGGGCTGGAGCTTTGGAGAGGTTCCCGATGAGCTCGGTCACGAAGTCCCTTTTCGGCGACACCAACAAGAACGCCCAGCAGAGCGCCCAGGGCGCGGCGCTCGCCTCGATGCTGGCGCGCGAAGGCGAGGCCAATCGCGAGGTCGGCGCTTCCGGCAGCCCCCGCCGCCGGCGCGGCCGCCAGCTCCTCACCTATCTCAACGATGACGCGGGTCAGGCCTCGCTGAACTGAGGGGCACGCGCGTGACGCTCACCGTCAAGCAGCTGAAGGAGCGCCGCACCCAGGCCGGTCAGGAATGGGCGGTGCTGAAGCCGCTCTATGACGAAGGCTACGACTTCGCCATCCCCTTCCGGCGCGGCATCCGCGAGACCGGCAAGGGCGACAAGCGGGTCAACCGCATCTTCGACATGACGGCCACCGTTTCCGCTTTCCGCGGCGCCGGCCGGCTGCAGCAGGACTTCTGTCCGCCCGGTGAGCAGTGGGTGCGGTTCGCACCAGGCCCGCTCGTCCCGAAGCGGGAGCGCGGCCCCCTGACCAAGCATCTCGCGAATATCAGCGAGGTGACGAGCTCGCTGTTCCAGACCGGCGAATGGGACATGGCCTGTCACGAGATGTGCCTCGATCTCCAGCTCGGCACCGGCGCCATGATCATGGATGACGGTTCCGAGCTGGACAAGAAGCGGGGCGTTCTGGCGCGCTTCGCCTCGGTCCCGGCCGAAGAAGTGCTGCTCGAGCTCGGGCTGTTCGGCGACATCATCGGCCGCTTCTGGTGCCGCAAGGTCAAGGCGCGCCTGATCAAGGCGGCGTGGCCCAAGGCGCAACTGTCCGACAAGCTCGCGAGGAAGATCGCGGAGAAGCCGGACGCGGAGCTCGAGATCCACCAGGACACCACGTTCGACTATGAAACCGGCAGGTGGACCCTGCATTGCTCGCATGCGGGTGACGAGCTTCCCTTCTGGACCCGGGATTACCGCACGTCGCCCTGGCTCACTCCGCGCTATTTCCGCGTGCCGGGCGAGACCTGGGGACGCGGGCCGATCCTGCAGGCCATGCCGGCGATCAAGACCCTGAACAAGGCGCAGGAGCTGACGCTGAAGGCCGCCGCCATCGCCATGCTCGGCATCTACACGGCCGTGGAGGATGGCGTTTTCAACCCCGCCACCTCTGTGGTGGCGCCCGGCCAGTTCTGGAAGGTGGCGCGCAACGGCGGCGGCGTGATGGGCCCGACGATCGCGCGCCTGCCGGAGCCGCGGCTCGACCTGTCGAACATCGTGCTCAACGAGCTGCGCATGGGCGTGCAGTCCGCGCTCATGGATCAATCGTTGCCGCCCGATGGCGCCGCCGTCCGCTCGGCGACGGAAATCCTCGAGCGCGTGAAACGCCTCGCCTCGGACCATCAGGGCGCGGCCGGCCGGCTCGTGCACGAGATCGTCGTGCCGGCCGGCCAGCGGGCGCTCGAGATCTGCTACGACGCCAAGGTCATCCCGAACATGATCGAGATCGACCAGCTGCTGATCAAGACGCAGGTCACCTCCCCCTTCGCCACGGCGCGCTTCGCCGCCCGGGCGCAGGCCGGCGTTCAGTGGATCGAGATGGCGATGGCGATCGCCGGCCCCTATTCCGACCTGGTCGTGAACAAGGTCGAGGCGCTCATCGATGTCGGGCGCGGCCTCGGCGTCCCCGAGAACTGGATCCCCAGCGACCAGGAGCGCGAGGCCATCACCTCGCAGGTGCGCGAGCTGGTGGCGAAGGTGCTGGCGGCGGGCGAGACGGCACAACAGCCACCGGCCGCGCCGCCGGCCAACGCAGCTGTAGGAGCGCTGGCATGATGGACCACGTCTTTCGCTGGGACCGCTGCGGGCGAAAAGGGGAGCTCTGTCATGTTTTTGCACGCGGCGCCATGAACTCGGTTGGAGTGCGTTTTGCAGATGGCTGGACCATGGTGACCAGCCGATACGCAGTTCGCAGGCTCGTCTCCGAGGCGCTGGCATGAGCGACTTCCTGCACCCCGAACGCGCCGCCGGCGGCCTGCTCGACATGGGCCGCCTCATCGCCCAGGCGGACAGCATTGGCTGGGAGTGGTTCGAACACCTGGCGCCGGGCGTCTCCAAGGGCGACCCGAAGGCGATCGCGCTCGCGGCCGCGCGGAGCAACCGTCTCGCCGAGGCCTGCATGCGCCTCGCCGGCAATGACGACTTCAAGCTCCTGCTCGAGCATTTCGTGGACACCACCATCCTGCAGCCGCTGCAGTATGTCGCGCTGGGGCTGCCCATCGACCAGACGGCGCTGAACGCCGCCCGCCGCGAGGGCGAGAACGCCCTCGTGTGGAAGATCCTCAAGCTGATCGCCGAGGGCCGCAAGATGCCCGTCGGCCCCGCACCCCAGGAGAAGAACGATGTGGAAGTATCAGGGCCTGTGGCAGATGGTGCTACGCAACGCCGACACCGGCAGCGGCGGCGGAAACCCTCCGCCGGCTGACGGGAGCGGCAGCACGCCGCCGCCGGCGACCACTGATCCGTGGAAGCGCGACTTCCTGCCCGAAAGCATGTACGGAGCCACGCCGGAAGAGACCTTCGGCAAGGTGGCCGATGCCTGGAAGGGCCTGCGCGAGGAAGCCGGTAAGCGGCCGCAGCCGGGCAAGACGCCGGAGGAATACGCCTTCGACGCCTCGAAGAACGAGAAGCTGGCGCCGTACTTCAAGGACGCCGCCGCCGATCCGATGCTGAAGATCGCCCAGAAGGTGGCGCACGCGGTCGGCATGCCGAAGGACCAGTTCAGCGGCTTCGTCACCCAGCTCTACGAGCAGGCGATCGACGCCAAGCTGCTGGGCCCGGTCTATTCGCCGGAGGCCGAGGTCCGCGCGCTCGCCGACCGGCTGGCGCCGGGCAAGAGCTGGGCCGAGGCGAAGCCGATCGTGCAGAAGGCGCACGCCGATGCCACCGGCTTCGTCGACGTGCTCGGCAAACAGCTGCAGCTCTCGGACGGTGCCAAGGGTCTGCTCGGCGCGCTGGTGGACGAGGCGGACGGCGTCGAGCTCGTCACCGCCCTGTCCGGCGCCATGGGCAAGCTGCCCGGCTTCACCCTGCCGGGCGTGAACGGTGGCGACACGGGCGGCTGGACGCAGGAGAAACTGGACGCCGCCACGGCGGACGAGCGTTATTCGCCCTACTCGCCCAAGTACGACAAGGCCTTCCGCGCCCAGGTGGATGCGGCCTTTCAGCAGTTCTACGGCAACTGACGCTCGGTTGACGGGCCCGCGGCCGCGCGAGGATCGGTGCATTCCAGGGAATGCCCCGCGCGCGGCCCGGCCTTGAAACCCCGGTTCCTCAAGCGGCCCTCGTCCCCGGAAGACAGCCATCTTCCAACAAGGGACCCCCGCCATGCTTCTGGCACCCAACTGGTTCGTCGAAGAATACCGCTCCAATGTGCGGCATATCTTCCAGTCCAAGGGCTTCAAGCTGAAGTCCACCGTCACGCCCGAGGGCAGCATCACCGGCAAGACGGTGAAGTGGCCCTATTTCGGGACCTTCGAGATGCAGGAGAAGACGCGCGGCGGCGAGACCCCGCCGGCGAACCCCAATCAGGGCATGCTCTCGACCGACCTGAAGGACTACGACGCGCTCTATGAGATCCATGAGCAGGATCTCACCAAGATGACCGCCAATGAGCGCGCCGCCGCTCACCAGGCGGGCGGCGCGGCCGTGGGCCGCAAGTCCGACAGCATCATCATGAACGTCATGAACGACGCCGTGGTCGCGGCGGGTTCGCGCACCTTCGGCGACGGCACCGGCGACTTCGGCCTGCCGGAGGCCATGGTGGCGTGCGAAGCGCTCGCCGACGACGACCAGGTCGAATGGGACGGCAACGTGACCGCCGTGATCTCCTGGCGCTGGTTCAACCTTCTGATGCTCTGGAAGGAGTTCAACAGCGCGGAGTGGGTCGGCGCCGCCGGACTGGGCTTTCCCGTCGGCACGCAGGGCAAGCGCTGGAATAACGTGAACTGGATCCCCTTCCAGAAGAAGGAGCTCCTGATCCCGGCCGCCAATCAGGCCTATGGCTTCATCTACCATCGCAATTCGGTCGGCTATGCCACGAATTACGAGGGCAAGGTGACCATGGACTGGGACAACCGCAAGGGCTGCTGGACCACGCGCTTCGATCTTCAGGCCGCCTCCATGGCGCTCTATCCCGGCGCCGCCGGCATCTATCGCCTGCACTACGCCACCAACTCGATCATCCAGCGCCCGGTCGAGCGCACCGAAGCCGTCGTCTGACGCGCCGCGCCGGGGAGACTTCCCGGCGCCTTCCCCCTGCACACACGAGGACACCTCCATGGCTCTCGAACTGGCAAGCCTCATCGCCTACCGCGCCGGCGCCGCGCTCAAGGTCGCCGGCGCCCGCACCTGCCGTATGTGGCACTACGCCACCACCGACGACTGGGCGACGGTCAACACCGCCGGCTACTGGAATACGGCCCGGGCACATATCGGCGTCGGCGACATCGTCCACATCTCCGGCGATCTGGACGGCGCGCCCTTCTACCGCTCGATCATGTTCGCGACGGTGCCGGCGGCCGGCAACGTCACCACCACCCAGATCGCCAACGCCTGATCCCTGGGCCAACTGCCCCGGCAACGGATGCCCTCCATCCGGCGCCGGGGCTCCATCCTGACGCGAGGCCGCCATGCTCGAGCCGATCGACATCGTCAACGAGGCCGCCCGGCTCGTCGGAGCCACGCCGCTGCAGAGCGTCGATGCGCAGACCTCGACGGCCGCCGGCGTCAAGCTCTCCTATGACCGCGTTCTCACCTTCATGCTGGGGCTGCACTGGTTCTCCTGGTCGCTGTCGACCCGGCAGCTCTCGCGGCTGGCGAATGCTGTGCCGCTCACCGGCTATCGCTACGTCTTCGCACTGCCGGGCGACCGGATCGGCAATCCCCGCGCCATCATCGCGGACGTCAAGAACCCCGACGCGCTCTACCATTCCTGGCTGCTCGAGGGCGACCAGGTCCACGCCGATGACGATCCGCTCTTCGCGCGGATCCGCGTCAAGGCGCCGCCGCGCCTGTGGAGCGGCCCATTCCGCGAGGCCTTCACCGTCGCCCTCGCCTCCAACCTCGCCGCCAGCCTGAAGCGCAACCGCCAGCTCGCGGCGGAGTTCCGGGTCGACGCCTTCGGCCCGCCCTCCATGAACGGGCGGGGCGGAAAGATGCTGGCCGCCATCCTCGACGACGCACAGTCCACGCCCTCGATCGAGCATCCGGTGCGCGCCTTCGATCCCCTGACCTCCGCCTGGATGTCGTGACATGGCCGGTCAGCCCGGGCGCAAGCAGTCCTCCTTCGCCAGCGGCGAGCTCGGCGACCTGCTCGCCGACCGCGAGAACCTGAAGTACTACCGCACCGGCCTCAGCCGCGCCGAAAACATGGTCGTCACGCCGCAGGGGCCGGCGCGGCAGCGTCCGTACACGCGGCAGATCTCGCGCCGACGCGGCATCATGGTCGGCATCCCCACCAATGGCACGGTCGACGCTCCCAGCGGTGGAAGCGCGGCGGCGGCGATCGACGGCGACACCGGCTCTTCGCTCACCACCTCCGCTCTGTCCGGCGGGCCACATGTGATCTTCGTCACGGTATTTCCGGCGCCGGTATCCGTGTCGGCCGTGGACGCCATGCTCTATCGCTGCTCGGCGGGCGGCGGCAGCCTTCGCGTCGAGTATCAGACCATTGCCGGCTGGGTGACGCTCGGCACCGCCTGCAAGCTGGTCACGGGCTACCGAACGCGCCGCTTCTGTGCCCCGCCGGCGTACCCGGTCCTCGCCCAGGCATGGCGGGTCGTCGTCGACGGTCTCACGACAACGATGGAAGTCGAGATCCGCGAGATCCGCTTCCTGCAGGAAACGGGCAGCTACGGCGCCTCGCGCCTGCGATCCTTCGGCTTCTCGCGCGCTGAAGCCTACGACATCGTGCTCATGGAAGGCCATGGCGACGTCTATGCCGCCGAAGGCGGCTGGATCGCCGGCTTTTCCTTGCCGCACACGGCGGCCGAGCTGCGCGGCCGCTGGCGTCAGAGGCTCAACACCGCGCTGATGTTCACGCCGACGCGCGAGCCGTGGCGGATTTTCCGCGAGAACAGCGCCTATGAATGGGAGTGCGGCCCGGCGCCCTTCGTCAACGTTCCGCTCCATGACTATGGCGACGTCGAGTATGGCAACGGCGTCCGCGCCGTCTGGCGGCTCAACTTCGTGAACGTGAACGAGTTCACGCTGTTTACCACGACGGTGGACGGCGAGGAGAGCGGATCGGTGCTGATGGCCGGCTTCGTCGGCCTCGACGGGCGTCTGAAAACCGCCATCGAGGACCTGGACGGCATCGAGCCGGGCGTCACGGTGACGGTGCTCGGCGCCGGCACGTCGGGCACGGCGACGATCACCTTCAACGGCGAGGGCAATGAAGGCCCGATCACCATCACCAATGCCCGCGTGCTGAACAAGGGCGACGCGGCGGTGAGCTGGAGCCGGATGACGCGCGGGCGCTTCGGCGGTGAGCCGATCTTCTCGAGCGCGCGCGGCTGGCCGGCCGCCGGCATTTTCTACCAGCAGCGGCTGCTGCTTGGCGGTGCTCCGCAGGTGGCGAATGCCATCGTCGCTTCGATGACCGGCGATCCCTACGAGCTCAACACCGACCTGTCGAACGCGGCGGCACCCTTCATCGCCCCCATGGACACAGACGAAGAGGAGGCAATCGAGGATTTCCTGTCGACGCGCGCGCTGCTGGTTTTCACCAGCCGGGCCGAATACTGGGTCTCGAACTCCGTCATCAGCAAGGAGCAGCCGCTCAACCCAGTGAAGGCCTCATCGAACGGATGCGCGCCCGGCGTTCCGATCGTCGAGAACGAAGGCGCCGCCATCTTCGCCGACCGCAGCGGCTCGGTCATCTGCGAGTTCCGCTACAACGAGGTCGATCAGACCTATGTCACGGCGCGCCTGTCTCTGCTGGCGTCGCACCTCGTCAAGGACGTGACCGACCTCGCGCTGAAGCGCTCGGACGGCAACAACGATGCCAACGTGCTCGCCCTGGTGCAGGGAGACGGGGCGATGCGCCTCATCACCCTGCTGCGCGAACAGGACATCACCGCCTTTGCCCGGGTGACGACCGATGGCCTGGTGCGAGCCGTCAACGTTAATGCCGCCAACCGCATGACGATCGTCGTGGAGCGCCTGGTAGCCGGCCAGCTCGTGCCCTTCGTCGAGCGCTTCGAGGAAGGCCTGCTCGTCGACCAGGCGGTGACGCGAAACTTCGGCGTGGCCACCAACGTCGTCTCCGGCCTCACCGATCATGAAGGCGCTTCCGTCTGGGCGATCACCGACGCCGGCAAGGTGATGGGGCCTTTCACTGTCGCCGGCGGAACCGTCATCCTGCCCGAAGCCGTCACGGGCGTGACCATCGGACGGTGGGCGCCGTTCTATGCAGAGACCCTGCCGCCGACCCGCGAGATCGGCCCGGAGATCGTCACGCAATCCGACATCGGCTTTCACACGGTGCGGGCCTCCATCTCCGACACCACCTCGCTCGCGCTCGGAGCGAACGGCCAGCCCGCCGAAGACATGTCGCTGCGCCGCTACGGCAGCTCCATGGACGTGCCGGAGCTCGCCGCCGGCTTCACCGGCCTCTGCGAGAGGGACGGCATCGACGGCGACCAGGAGCGCCCGTCCATGGTCGTGACGCAGACGCGCCCGGGCCGCATCACGCTTCGCGCCATCACTGGCGAACTGGGAGACACCTGATGGAGCTAGCTTTCTCGGCCCTCGCCGCCCTGTCGGGTGCCGGCGCCGCCGGCGCCGCCGCGGTTCCGATCGTCGGTGGCGCCGGCGCGCTGGCGGTCCCGACCTTCCTTGCCGGCTCCGGGTCGGCGGGCCTTGCCGCGGCCGCCGGCGTGCCGGCCGGTCTCGCGTCGGTGCTGGGCGGCGTCGGCACCGCCGCGTCGATCCTGTCCGGGACAACGTCGGTGCTGTCCGCCATGCGCACCATGGCGGCCGGCGACGAGCGGGCCTCCGAGATCGAGACGGCGGCACTCGACGATCGCGCGGCAGGGGCCCAGCGCCGCACGCGGTTCGCCCGGGAGGCGCTGGACGTGCTCGGCGCCAACGACGTGGCGGCGGCCGCCGCCGGGCTGGATCTTTCCTACGGCCAGGCGGCCGACGCCCGGTCGCAGACGCTCGAGGATCTGACGCGCGAGAGCGAAATCGACCGCCTGCAGGAAGACGCCCGCCAGTTCGGCTACCGCCGCACCGCGCGACGGGCGCGACGCGCCGGCCAGCTCGGGGGCTTCCTGCAGCTCGGAGAAGGCCTGATCGGTCTTGCCGGGAGCTATGCCTGATGGCACGCGGGACGCTTCGCATCGAACGTTTCACCGGGCAGGCCCAGCTCGGAACCGCCGTTCCCGGCGCATCTTCCGCCATCGCCGGCGAGGCGCAGCAGCTCGACGGCCTCGCCCGGCGCCTCGGCGCCCAGGCCGATCGCGCGGCGGCCCGCGAGGGCGAACTCGCCGGCACCCGCGACGCGCTCGCCGGAAAGCCAAACCTGCGGCGATCCGGTTCGACCTATGGCGACGCCTACGATCAGGCGGCACTGCGCACCTATGCGGACCAGCTCGACGCGAGCATGTACCGTCAGGCCGACGAACTCGCGCTGCAGCACCAGAACGACCCGGCCGCGCTCAAGGCCGGTCTCGGCGATCTGCGCCAGCAGATGCTGTCTGGCGACGTCCTTCCGGATCCTGTCGCCCGAGCGGCCTTCGAACGATCCTTCTCCCGCGTCGAGCTCGGGCTCGTGCGGGCGGCGGAGCGCGACGCGCAGACACGGCAGCGACAGGTCAGCGCGGCCGCGGCAACCGACGCCCTGACCGCAGGGCGCGCGAACCTCGAGCGTCAGGGCTACGCCCTCGGTCTCGACAAGGACGGCCTCGAGGCGACCGAGCAGGAAGTGAAGAAGGTCGGCGAGATCGCCGAGCGCGCGGAGGCCTCCGGCGCGATCACGCCCGGCGCCACCCAGCGCGTCAAGGCGGAGCTCGAGCGCGACCGGGCGACCGCTCATCTGAAGGGCGCCTTCGACCGCGCGCCGCCTGCCGAGCGCAAGACGTTCATCGATCAGCTCACCACCGACTACAAGACCGGTACGGGCCTCGCCGGAAAGCTGGACCTCGACGGCTACGAACGTCTGCTCGGCTCCTTCGAGCGCCAGCTCAGCGCCGACAATGTTGCGACGACGCGCGTCGAGAACACGCTGAAGACACAGGCCACGGCCATCCAGAAACTGGCCTCGGAAGGCTACGGCATCGCGCCGGACCAGTGGAAGGCGATCGATACGGCTGCGGCGGCCGTGCCCGGCGGAAACGAGACCGTCGCAGCCCTGCGCAGCGAGGCCGAATGGTTCCACACGCTCGCGGCGCGCCCGGCGGTGGAGGCCGAGACCTCCATCACCGCGATGAAGGCAAAGACGTCCGAGACCGGCGCCACCACGCTTTCCGCCGCGCGCAACCAGCGGGCCGACACCTTCCTGCGCACCATGTCCACCCAGCTCAAGGAGGATCCGCTCGGGTGGGCGGATCGCGCCGGCGTTGCCAGCGTGCCCGCGATCGACTTCGCCGATCCCTCCTCGCTCGCCGCCCGCGCCGACGCGGCCGAGGCGGTCGCCTCCCATTACGGCACGCCGGCGGTTTATCTCCGCCCGCAGGAGAAAGCGTCGCTCGCCCGCAACATCGAGCAGGGCGGCGAAGCCATGCTCGCCGCCGTCAACGGCATCACCAACGGCTTCGGCTCCCGGGCGCCGGCCGTGCTGCGCGAGGTCTCGACATCCGCCCCCGTGCTTGCCCATGTCGGCGGCGTGATGCTCGCCGGCGGATCCCCCGAGCTCGCCAGCGACGTAGCCGAAGCGGTCGCGATGCGCCGCGATACCGCGTTCAAGCCGCCGACATGGAAACCGCAGCCTTTTCGAGACATGGCAAACAACGTGCTCGGCGAAGCCTTCACGGCGTCACCGGAGGCGTTGCGCAGCGCCGAGACCACAGCAAAGACCGCCTTCGAGGCCCGTGCCTTCCGGCGCGGCCTTGCGCCGGATCTCGGCGACGCCGACAGCAAGGCGGTCTTCGAACGCACGCTGCAAGAGGCCGCCGGCGCGACCTTCGACCGCAACGGCATCCAGTACGGCGGCGTCGGCACGCATGGCGGCGGCTGGCTCCGCGACGGCACGAAGGTCGTGGTGCCGACCGACGTCCGCGCGGATCGGTTTTCTGACGTGATCGGCGCCGTGCGGGATGAAGATCTCGGCGGCGTGATCTCGGCGCGGGAACTGCAGGGCGCGCGCCTGCTGGCGGTCGGCCCCGGCCGCTACCGCGTCGCGCTGGGCGATCCCGCCAGCGACGATCCCCAGTATGTGACGACGCCCGATGGCCGCTTCTGGACGCTCGATCTGAACGCGCTCGAACCGGCCCTGCGCGCCCGTGTCCCGGGAGCGTATCGGTGAGCTTCTGGTACGACGATCCCTCCCCCGCGCCACTTGTGCCGCCGGAACAGCGCCGGCGGCCGCCGGCCGACACCGGCCTGCTCGAGGCCGCGTCCGAGGCCTACACCGCGAACCGAGATCTCGCGATCTATGTCGACAACACGGTCGGCCGCGCCAACGCGCTCGAGGAAGCCTATGACCGGCGCATAGATGCCGTGTTCCAGGCGACCGGCGTGCGGCTCGACAACCCGCTGCGTCTTCCCACGCCGCCGGCGCAGTGGATCGCCCAGGCGCGCGAACTGGGCCTCGCCGCCGATGCCGGCCCCGCCGCCGCCCGCGACGCGCTGATCGGCCATGCCGAGCAGGGCTTCGCCGCCCGGCTCCGCGAGATATCGGACGGCCTGCCGGAAAGCGAGGGGAGCAAGCGCGCGGCCATTGCCGCCGACCGGCCGCTGCTCGAGGACGCCTACACGATCGGCAGGGACGCCGCGCGCCGCGCCTCCACGGCAGCGGAGGGCCGGCCGGTGACCGGCTTCGTCGCGGGCCTCGCCGGCGGCATGGCCGGCGCGCTGCGCGATCCGCTGAATGTCGGCATCGCGGCCGCCACCGGGCCGATCGGCTTCGCGCGCACCGGCGGCTGGCTGGTGCTGCGCAACATGCTCGGCGATGCCGTCGTGAACGCCGCCGGCGAGGCCGCGCTGCAACCGGCCATCATGGCGTGGCGCCGCGAGCTCGGCCTCGATGCCGGCCTTGCGGAGGCGGCCGCCAATGTCGGCAGCGCCGCCCTGTTCGCAGGGGCGATCCGCGCCGGCATCGAAGCGCCCGGCGTCGCTCGCTCGGTCTTCGGCCGCGCGAGCGCCCCGGCAAGGCCCCTGCCGAGTCCAACGGCGGCGATGGACGATGTTCCGGCCATCACCCCAGCCGAAACGGCGAACGTCGCTGTGCGGCCGGCTGACGCCGCTCCATCCACGATCCTCTCCGCGCTCGATGGTGACGAGGATGCGCTGATCCGCGCCGCGCGCGATGCCGGAGACGCGCTCGATCCGGCCGCGATCGCCGCTGCGGACGCGCTGGAGGCGGACCGCCTGGTACGCGGACTTGCCCCCGAGGGCGTGGCCGATGCCGACCATGCGCGGAACTTCGCCCAGGCGGTCCGGTTCGCCGAGGATCCGGGCAACGAGCTGCCGCCCCTGCCCTTCGAGCCGGTGCGACGGGAGGAGGCTCCGCCGCTGCCGGACGCGGCGCCGGGCCAGCGCTTCGACTATCTCAAGAAGCCGGTCACATTCGAGCCGGTGGACGCGGCCCGGTTGAGCACGGATGCAGGCACCTTCCAGTACAAGGGCGGCGGCGACGCCTCGGGCGTCACCGAGCGCCTGCGCTCCGTCACGCGCTGGGACAACCTCGCCTCCGGCAAGGTGGTGGTGTTCGAGCGCGCCGGCGGCGATCGCGTCATCGCCGACGGACACCAGCGGCTCGGTCTCGCGCAGCGTCTCCTCGAGGAGGGGCGGGAAGACCGCATCGAGCTGAATGCCTTCGTGTTCCGCGAGGCGGACGGCTGGAACCCGGCCGACGTGCGCGCGATCGCCGCCAAGAAGAACCTGCAGGAAGGTTCCGGCGACGTGGTCGACACGGCGCGCGTGCTTCGCGAGCGGCCGACCATCCTGGACGGCTCGGTGCCGACCGGATCCGAGCACATGCGCCAGGCGCGCGGGCTGGCCCGTCTCTCCGACGACGCCTTCGGCATGGTGGTCAACGGCTCGATCGCGCCCAATCATGCCGCCGTCGTCGGCGAGCTGATGGCCGACAAGGCGCTGCACCCGGCCGCGATCGAGATACTGTCCGCCGCCGATGACCTGACCACGAGCCGGGCCCGCTACATGGTGGCGGACATGGCGCGGGCGCCGGCGCGCCTCGAGGTACAGGAAACCCTGCTCGGCGTCTTCGAGCGCAGCATCCCGCTGGTGGCGGAACGTGCCCGGGTGCTGGACAAGGCGCTCGGTGCGCTGCGCAAGGAAAAGAGCGCCTTCCGCACGGTGCTGGCCTCGCGGCAGGCGCTCGAAGGGGCCGGCAACGTCATCCAGGAGGCCGGCTCGCGCGAGGCGATCGACGCCGCCGGCGAGGCGATCGCGGCGATCGAGAAGCTGGCCTTGCGGCACGGGCCCGTCTCGAGCGCGCTGGACCGGGCCGCGCAGGCGCTCGCGGGCGGGCAGAGGATCTCGGCGGCGACGGACGCGTTCGTGCGCGAGGTGACGGACATGGTGGACGAGCGCGGCCTGGTCGCGCTGGCGACCGACGCGCCGGCGCCGGCGCGCGTCGTCATGGACGATCCTACCGGCAGCGAGGCCACCGTGCAGGCCGACACGCTCTATGGCGACCTGTTCGACCAGGAGCGCAAGCCGATCGCGGCCGAGCAGCGCGAGCTCGACGACGTGACCCACTCCGAGGACATGTTCCTCGGCCTGAAGCAGTGCGCCATGGGAGGCGAGAACAATGGCTGAAATCGAACTGAAACGGTGTCCGTGCTGCTACGGAACCGCGGAGTTTGTCGAGGACTTCGACGATCACGGTCGCTTCGTTGCCGTAGCCTGTACCAGATGTGGCATGGGCAGTGGCAAGCACTATCCCCTCATGGACGATGCCCGGCCCAACGCGGCGAATGAATGGAACCGTCGCCCGGATCTCGACATGACCGTGCTGGTCGATGGCGTAATGGACCTGTTTCCAGGCGCCGACCGCCAAGCTCTCACCTGTTTGGCCCAGCTAGCGGAGAAGGCTGTTCGTCGTGGCTGATTTCGCCGAATGCTTGCGCAACATGATCGATGGCGACGTCATCACGCGGGACGAGGCCAAGGAGCTCGGCGCCGCCTTCGAGCGGATCCGCGCGCAGAAGGCGGCCAGCATGGGCGAGGATGCCGCCGGCGCCGCGGCCCAGGCCGAGCTGCTGAAGCGCCTCGAGGCTGAAGCGAAGCACAAGAAGCGCAAGGCGCTGCTGACGATCGCGGCGCAGCGGCGGCTGAAACAACAGCTCGCGGATTTCCGCGATCCCTCCGGCGCGCCCGATATCGGCCTCGCCTCCATCAACCTGCTCGAGCACTACGGCCGCGCCGGATATTCCTCCGTCGCCGGCCGCTTCAAGTCGATCGTCGGCATGGCGCAGGCGGAGATGGAGGAGCTGCTGCACGAGTTCCGCCGCACGGCCTTTCTCGGCACGCGGCAGAATTGGGCGCGCCTTGAGAATGTGGTGCGCGAGCTGTTCGGCGAGGCGAGCGGCGATCCGATGGCGCAGGGCTTCGCCCGCACCTGGGAGCGCGTGTCGGATGGCCTGCGCCAGCGCTTCAACGCCGCCGGCGGCGCCATCCAGAAGCTGGAGAACTGGGGGCTTCCGCAGAGCCACGACCGGCGCGCGGTGATGAAGCGCGGCCGCGAGGGCTGGATCGCCGACACGCTTCCCCGGCTCGATCCGTCCCGCATGGTCCACCCGCTCACGGGCGATGCGATCCCGCCGGCCGAGCTGGCATCCGTGCTCGGCGAGGTCTGGGACAGCATCGTCACCGATGGCTGGAACCGGCGCGATCCCGCCGGCGTGCCCTTCGGCCGCGGCGCCGTCGCCAACCAGCGCACGGATCACCGCTTCCTGGTGTTCAAAAGCGCCGATGACTGGCTCGCCTACCAGAAGGAATTCGGCTCGCCGGATGCCTTCGCCACGATGATGGAACATGTGAACGCCATGGCGCGCGACATCGCCGGCATGGAAGTGCTGGGCCCGAACCCGTCCGCGACCGTGGAATGGCTGAAGCAGACCGTGCAGAAGGAAACCGCGCTGGCGGAAGCCGGAAAGCCCTCGCGCCTGAAGGCCGGCCGCTATCCCGGCCTCGGCATCCGCGCCACCGGCAACCTCACCGTGACCGAGCTCGAGGGGCTGTGGGGCGAGCTGCGCGGCGGCGTGGCGCCGGTGAACGAAGGGCTTGCCGGGGTAAGCGCCGGGATCCGCAACTGGATGGTCGCGGCGAAACTCGGCTCGTCCACCCTGTCGGCGGTGTCCGGCGATCCGGCCACCATCGCCGTGGCCCGCAAGTTCATCGGCCTGCCCGCCGCCAACACACTGTCGTCGATCGCCGGCCAGTTCCGTGGCGCCGCCCGGCGGGAGGCTGTCGCGGCCGGCCTGATCAACGAGGAGGCCATGCACGTGCTGCGCGAGCAGGCACGCTGGGCCGGCTCTCTCGGCGGGCCGGAATGGACACGCTGGCTGCCCGACCGGGTGCTTGCCTGGAACGGGCTGCAAGCCTGGACGAAGGCCGCCAAGCACAGCTTCGGCCGCGAGATGCAGGCCTTTCTCGGCAATCGCCTCGAGGAGAGCTGGGACGCCCTGCCGGCCGAGTTCCGCCGCGCGGCCGAGGGCTACGGTTTTTCCGCCGGCGACTGGTCGCTGATGCAGAAGGCGGCGCCGCAGGAAATCGACGGCGCCCGCTTCCTGCGCCCCGGCGACATCGCCTCGATCGAGGATCCGCGCGCCCGCGAGGTCGCGGAACGCTGGCTGGAAATGATCCTGGCCGAGACGGAATACGCGGTGCCATCAGGCACCTCGCGCGGCCGCGCCATGATGATCGGCCAGACGCCACCGGGCACGCTGTGGGGTGAGCTGCGCCGCTCCGCCGCCATGTTCCGTGGCTTCTCCGTGTCGATCGCCATGACGCAGGGCGCGCGCCTGGCGGCCGAGGTCGGCGCCGGCCGTGGCGCGCGCGGGGCGGGCTACGCCGGCGGGCTGCTCGTCACGCTGACCCTCGGCGGTGCGCTGGGGATGTGGCTGAAGCAGATCTCGAACGGGCGAGATCCGCAGAAGCCGGACACCAACGATTTCTGGCTGGCCGCGCTCGCCCAGGGCGGCGGCCTCGGCATCTTCGGCGACTTCCTGTTCGCCGATTACAGCCGCTTCGGCAACTCGCTCGCCGCGACCATCGCCGGCCCCGAGGTGGCGGCGGTCGAAGACGTCTGGGAAGCCACCGGCGGCCAGCTGCGCAAGCTGCTCGCCGGCGAGAAGACGAACCTTGCCGAGGAGAGCCTGCGGCTGCTGCGTAACTACACGCCCGGCGGCTCCATCTGGTACGCCCGCGCCGCCTATAACCGCGTCGTGCTCGACCAGTTGCAGCACCTCACCGACTCGAAGGCCGCCCAGCGCTTCAAGCGGCAGGTGCAGAACGCGCGGCGCGAGCGCGACCAGGGGTTCTGGTGGTCGCCCGGCGACGCCACGCCCGACCGGTTGCCGAGCTTCTAAACCCCTCTCCCGGCTCGGTTGACCCCCTCCGGCCGGCCTCACGCTGCAAGGGCCAAACCCAGCAGCGCGAGGCCCCATGTCCAGCATCCTCCCGATCGGCCCTGTCCTCCGCATCGCCGGCCCTTATGTGGCATCGGCGGGACAGACGACCTTCACCTACGCCTTCGCCCTGCTCGATGCCGGCGACCTCGCGGTCGAGACGGCGCCGGCGGACGATCCCGACAACTGGTCGCTGGCGACGCTGGACCTCGACTACGGGCTGACGCCGGCGCCGCCGCACGAGGCGGGCGGATCGGTGGTGTTTCTCGCGCCGCGGCCGGCCGGCTCCCGGGTGCGGATCGTCGGCGCGGCGGTGATCGCCAACGTGATGGATCCGGTGCCGGCGGCGGCGATCGACAGCTTCAAACTCAATCGCATGTTCGACCGCGTGACCATCTGGGCGCAGGAGAACCGCCGCGACCTCGACACAGCTCTCGACGTGCTGCGCAACCTCGGGAATGACGGAAGCGAACTCGCGCCGCACCTGCTGTTTTCGACCGACTTTGACGGCAATCGCGTCTGGGGCCTAGCGCCATGGAAGGCGAACTCATCGACACAGATCGCAACTACAGGCAGTTTCACTGGCGGCGGTAATTTATCCGACGATCGCACCATCTCGCTTGTCGGCGACGCCGCAGACACATCACCCCTCTGCTACTATGGCACCAACACCGAAGGCGATAAGGGGTTCCACCCGCTTCCTGAAGGTGCTGTACCAACAACCTATCCGACACGCTCCCTTCTCAAGGCAAGCCCACCGCCGGCTCCGGGTCAAACCGCGTATCTATCGGAAGCGGGTCGCGAAGGCCGGTTTGTCTGGCGCAACGGCAACTATTCGACCCAAATCGCAGCAGATATCCAGGAAGGTATCTACATCAAGGCGAATAGCGTGGCGGCCTCTTCCGGCGCGTGGGTTCGCGCAACCAACGGCGCATGGAATGTACGCTGGTTTGGCGCAGTCGGGGACGGTACAACCAACGATGCGCCCGCCTTCAACGCATGCGCATCCCTCGTCCCAACCATTGGTGGACATATATATATCCCTAACGGGGAATACTATTTTGCGTCACCATGGATGATATCAAACAAATCCATCACAATATCCGGCTCAGGAATAAAGGTCGCACTTTTATTTTTTGCGCCCGGGCTTAGTGGTATTATATATGCCACAAACGACATGGCACATAATGTAAATATATACGGAATAAGTGTTATTTCTATGTCTACGACAGGATCTCAGACCGGTATATCGATTATTTTCCCGGACAATGGGGGATCCTCGTGGAAGAATGCTACAATTCGAGATGTTGTCGTTGATGGGACTGATACTGTATCCAACTATAGATCTGGAAACGTGTCTCAGGATAAGGCGAGATTTTCTAATGCCTTGTATGTAAAGAATGTAGCGACTCTTTCTGTCGATAATTTTACTGGTAGAGGAAAGTATTCTGAAAATGCAGGGCGCGGAATATTGATTGAAGGTTGGACTGTAGACTTTCGAATTATGAATAGTTGGCTTTCGTTTTATGATGTAGCCATAGTAAAGCATGGAGCACTTGAGGGGTTTAACATAATTGGAGTTACAGGCTTACATTGTAACGAATTTGTTCGTGTGTGGGCTAATAGTTCAGGCACGGTCGGCACCGGCGGTGTTGCCGGTTACATAGTAAATTGTCATTCTGGCAATGTCCGGCGCGGGATCGATATCCGAGACTTTCATCAATTCGTGATATTAAATAATATCTTATATCAAGACGGCGATGACATCGCATTTTATCATGCGTATATTGAGAGGTCTACAGCGATCCGCTTTATCGGAAATCATATGAATGGAAACGATAACGCAAACGGAACTAATATACATATGCAATCGGGTTCTTTTTTACAAGTATCTGATAATTTCATTTGGGGTCGATTTACCTCTGTCTACGCCGCGCCGGGAACTGGAGCATCAATTGTGACAGGCAACTTCTGTGATGGTTCAATATCCTTGGATACGGGATCCGTAAATGCAAATAACGTCCCTGTCTGATGAATTTATCGGGACTTCTAAACTATCACTAGGGCTGGTAGCATAATCCTCAAGCGAAGGAGGAGTTATATGCAACCAATAGAAACATTCGAGCCCGCGACGCACGACACCTTTGATCCCGTAGCGTACCTGATTGCAAATTCGGATGTAATGGAAGCCGGCGTCGATCCGGCGATCCATTTCAAAGAATTCGGGGCGAATGAAGGACGCCGCCAAGTAAACAGACTTCTCATGCCTGGAAGCGAATATCGATCTGATAAGCTTTTGCGATTCTCGCCTATTCTGTATAATGGATACAGGTCAGATGGCTCAATGCCAATATATTATGGTGGCATTCCAGCCTCATTGAGCGAGTACGCCTCAGAATCGGCCAATAATGATTTTGGCCCATTCGTTGATGAGATTTATGCCAACCCGAACAATCTATATCTTGACCTAGGATGCGGGCTGCGGCCACGGGTTTTTCCTAATTGCTTATATATAGAAGTCTATCCTTCCATAACCGCTGATATTATCATGGAGCCGGCCTGCACATATCCTATCGCTGATGCCTCTCTCGACGGGATCGGGTGTTTTGCGGTGCTTGAACATGTGCCTGAACCGTGGATTGTGGTGCAAGAAATGCGCCGTATGCTCAAGCCGGGCGGCAAGGTATGGATCGACTGGCCGTTCTTACAGCCTGTCCATGGGTATCCAAGTCATTATTTCAACACGACCCGCGAGGGCTTGGTGTCGATCTTCAAGAATGCCGGATTTACAGTAGATATCGCAAGAACGTTAAGAAATCAGACTCCGGATCACACTATAAGTTGGCTTCTTGGTAAATTTGTCAATGATTGTCCAGATGAAAACATGCGAGATCGCATCATGTCTATGAGCGTGAGAGATCTTTTGTCGGAGAAACCGGGTAGCGAGTTTTGGTCAAGCGTGCTTGACATGTATGAAGACACCAGCATTTCCGAGTTCGCCTGTGGAAACACGTTGGTAGCGCATCTATAAACTTTCTGTCAGTTGATTATCTTGGACGGGCTCACAAAAGAAGCCATCTCGGCAGCCCTTTGAGTATCCTCGTGAAAGGTGCAATTCATCACTAGGTTCGGGTGGTCAGATATGATCTTGACATCACGCCCGAACCTGCACTTTGACACCATGTAGGGGCCAGAAACCAAATCTATCGGCCCGTCGATATACGCCCCGGACAGGTGGTCGTTCAGGGTGATCTTAGCTCGCTTGGTGTCAGTCATAAGCCCCGGCTCCGCTTTGGCGGACAATAACTAACACGAAATGCAGCCGCCCCACCGGGCAGCTTTTTCATTTCCGGCCCCAAGCGGTAGCCCTCACCGTTCGGTTGACCCTCGCCCGCTGACCGCATGCTGAAGCCTCCATCAAGGAGGCCCGCATGGCTCGCACCGTCACGCCCGAGATCGTCGAACACGTGAAGCGTTGGGAAGGCTGCAAGCTGACGGCGTACCCCGATCCCGGATCGGTCAACGGCGAGCCCTGGACGATCGGCTACGGCCACACATCCGACAGCTTCCTGAAGGTCTACAAGGGCCTGCGCATCACCCAGTCGCAGGCGGACGCAGCGCTCCGCCACGATCTCGGCGAAACCGCCGCGGCGGTCGACCGCCTCGTGAAGGTTCATCTGACGGACAGCCAGTTCGGCGCTCTCGTCAGCTTCACCTACAACGTCGGCGAAAATGCCTTCGCCCGCTCCACGTTGCTGCGGAAGCTGAATGCCGGCGACTACGACGCCGTGCCCGGCGAGCTCGCCCGCTGGAACAAGAACGATGGCAAGGTCATGAAGGGGCTCTCCAACCGCCGCGCCGCCGAGGCTGGCCTGTGGGCCAAGGGATCCTTCGTGTCGTCGAAGACTGTTCCCGCTTCCCCGGGCAGCGCCGTGAAAGACTTCGTGACCACCGAGAATATCACGGCCACCGGCGGCCTCCTTGGTGGCGCGGCGGCGCTGGCTTCCGGCTCCGGGCCGGTGCAGATCGCGCTTGCCGTTCTGCTCGTCATCGCGGCCGCCGTCATCGGCTTCCTCGCGATCCGCAGGGCCACCCGATGAGCTGGCTCCTGGCTCTCTTCGACAAGACCAAGCTCTACGTGCTGGCAGCGCTCGCTGTCATGGGCACGCTGCTCGCCGCCTGGTGGCGGGTGCGCGAAGACGGAAAGAACGCCGTGCGGGCCGAGCAGTCCCAAGCTCGCGAGAAGCTACGAGAGGCATACGATGAAATCGACCGCACGCCTGCTGACGTCGATGCTGCTTATGAGCGTCTTGGCCGGATGCGCGACGACGAAGGTCGCCGGTAGCTGCCCTGGCCTCTCGGCTCCGCCGCCGGCAGCCGTGGCAGCGCTGCGCGCCGCCGGCAGCAGCCAGGTCGATGCGTGGGTGGTCGATCTCGACCGCCACTATCGCAAGCTGGACGTTTGCGCGGGCCGATGAGCCGGCGGCTACATGCGAGGGGATCGATGCCGGAGACGCCCACCATGCGCGACCAGGCCAACGTCGCATATCCGAAAGTCTGGACCATCGACAAGAGCATCCCGCTGGCGCTCATCGTCACCATCGTGCTGCAGGGTGGCATAGGCGTCTGGTGGGCATCGAACCTCTCGACCCGCACCGAGACGATGGAAAAGCTCGTCGCGGCGCTGCAGGAGGCGCAGCGGCTGCGGGACGAGCGCGCCGCGGCCGAGCTGCGCTCGATCTCGGAACGCACCGTCCGGCTCGAGGTCGGCATGGAAGCCCAGCGCAGCATGCTCGAGCAGGTCGCCCGGCGCCTCGATGTCAGCGCCACCAAGGCCAACTGATGCGCCCGCACCCACGCATCGCCCCCTATGTCAGCCGGCCGACGCGCGACAGCGCCATGCTCGTGGTGCAGTTGGCGCCGGAGAACGGCGACCCGGTGCCGCCGCTGCGCATCGCGCTTGACCGCCAATCCGGCCCGAGACTATTGCGTGAGTTGATCCGGGCAGCGTGCGACCTCTGGCTTATCGATCCGTGCGACATCCCCAGTAATTCCGGGGCATATCGCACGGAGGGTGCCAGTAACCCATTGAAGAACAACGCTCACACCTGAAATCATAATCCTGGGGTCGGGGGTTCAAGTCCCTCTCCCGCTACCACACTAAAACGAAGAAAAATCAATAACTTAGCGACATCGAAGCAGGCCCAAATGGGCCCATCGTGTCGCATCCATGTTGCAAGCCAGTTTCGTTGATTTCCAACGATTTCCCGTGAAGCGCAGCAACTCCACGCGACATGAAACGCGACATGAATCAGCGTCCCTCAGGCGGCGCCCTGACCGCTCATCCACCGGCCTTGTCCATCTCGGCGAAATAGCGCTCGCATATCTTCTCGACCTCGAGCCGGAGCGCGAACGTGGCATGGCGGATCGCTTCCGCCTGGGCTTCCGTGAAGACGTAGACCTCATAGCCCAGCGGCACGCCGGCCATCTGCCGGACCGTCTCCGCGAACTCTGTGCGGCGGAGGATCGTCTGGTCTTCGACGATCTCAAGCACGGCGGCGGCGGCGCGCAGGGTGCTGAGATTATGCTCGAGATCTTGGAAGCTCTCCGCGAGGAGACGGTCACGTTCGGTAGGCATAGTTCCGGCGTTTGCCGGCGCGGTGGTGCGCGACATGGGGTAATCTCCGCTTGATAATTTCTCAAGTAAGCTTGGATTAACTCTCACTTCCGTTGTCGTCAAGCGGACTTGAGAAAAAATCAACGGCAGGCTATAAAAAGTCATGATCACACCACAACAGATACGCGGCGCTCGCGCCATGCTTGGCCTAACGCAAGCCAGCCTTGCTGATGCAGCTGGCATATCCACCACCGCGCTAAACAATATCGAACGCGGGTCTGCCGATCCGAAGGCCTCGACCTTAGCCGCCATTCAACGCGCCCTCGAAGGTGCCGGCGTCATTTTCCTCGGAGATGGCGATATGAAGGAAGGCGGTCCCGGCGTGAGGCTGTGGTCCGCTGAGTGAGGCGGCCGGCATCGTCCTCCTCGCCGCGGGCTAGGTGAAGGACGGCGGGCCGGGGGGGGTGAGGATGCGGAAGGGCAGCTGATGGCCGACTATCGGGAAATCTCCCAGCAGTATGCCCAAGGCGGCATGAAAGCCGGTGTACTGCTAAACGGTGGCGCGGCTATCGCGCTTCTTAGCCAGGTTGCGGATCTCTACGCAGCGAAGCTCATCGGAGGCGTTCGCCCGGCCCTTATCTGCTCGGCCCTCGGCACCTTCTGCGCAGCTGCGGCCTGGATGTTCGCATTTCTATCCACTCGCTACGTCGACAAGAGCGAGCGAGAGCCCGATTTGGAGGTCCAGCACCTCCACCGCTCGAACAAGTGGATGTATGCCGGGCTTGCAGCAATAGCCCTTTCGCTTCTGCTATTTGTCGGCGGCGCACTGATCTTGGCGTGCAAATTCGGCAATTGAGCCATTGGCGAGCGCCGCGTGGAGAAGGGCTGAGATATGGGCCGACGGTGGCGAGCGATCTCACGATGGCGCGATGACCGCGTGAGGCGATCTCAACTGGTGGATAAGCTGGACGAGCTCGATCAACTATACGAGGTGGAGTTCAAGGCCACGGGCGGCCCAGGCACCAGGGCTTACGAAGCGCTGGAAGGTGGGCTTCAGCACGAACAGGAGCCCCTCATCGACGAGCTTCTGACCATTGAGACACGCCAGCGCATCCGTACTGCCCACCGCTGGGGCGTGCCGATTCCGCCACGTCCCTACGGACGCGATCGAGACCAGTATTGGGACCGATCGCGCTACAGCGAATGGGTGCTCACCGACGAGGGGCACAAGCATCTCCGCCGAGAGACTGCCGTTGAAGTCGAGCTATTCGCCAAACCGTGGCTCTCGTGGATTGCGATAGCGGTTAGCGTGGTCAGCTTAGCCGTAGCCGCTTTCACCTGACGCCGCTTGACGCCCTTGCCGGCACCTTGGCACCGTGCCAGCCTGCCGGCTGGAGAGGCTATCATGGCTCTGAATGAGAAGAAGGCACGCGAGGCGCGGGCGCGTCGAGCGGTTGCGAAGGCCGGCGACGGCTTCGTCCTGACGAAAGGCCGCGGCCGCGGCTACATGATCGTCCATCACGAGTTCAAGGCCGTGGTGCTCGACAGCAATCGACACGACGGATGGGGACTGACCATCGAAGAAGTCGAGGAATTCGCGGGGATCGCGCCTCCATCGGAGGGCAATCACCGAGGCACCAAGGCTGTCTAGGCCGCGATGCGGAAGCAGCCGCAGCCCGGCAACATGTCCCAGGCTGAATGCAGCACTAGCAAGTGGTTAGAGCCGCTGCGCCGCTCCTGATGTCCCGCATTGTCCCGGTGCGTGGCATGGTGAGGGTCATCGACCAGAAGCCCCCGGCCGCGCCGGAGGAGAAACGCCGTCGCCCCCGCCGCTCCAAGGCCGAAATTGCCGCCGGGCGAGAGGAAAAGGAGCGGCGGAAGGCGGAGCGCATCGCGCGCGCCAGCCAGCGCGCCGAAGAGGTCGCAGTACGGGCCGCGCAGCGCAATTTGGTAGAGGAGGCGAAGGCCGCGCGGCTGCAAGCCATCAAGGATGCGGCGCTGCGCGATGCCGACCGGGCGCTCGCCCGTATCTCCGCCCGAGCTCCGTCCACCTCCGCGCGCTGGGACCGGGAGCGTGAGCAGGAGAAGAAGCGAATGCGGGCGCTGCGGCGGGCGCTCCGCAAGCGTCAGTCCGTGGCGCTGGAAGCGCCTCCCATCGTGCAAGCGGAAGGGGACTGGCTTGCCGCGAATGACCGCCCCGTCGTCATGCCGGAGGACGAGCCGGAGCCGGCCATTCCCGGCATGGTGTGCGCGGTGTCCGAGGTTCGACGGCACGTCGAGAGCACTCTCGATCTTGTGCCGGCGGAATGGTCGAGCGGCTGGGTGATGAAGCGCATCATCGACGCCTATGTCGCGCTTTCGCGCCTTCCCGGGGCCGTTCGGCCCGCCGCCTATCGCCGTGCCTGGCCGTCGTACCTCACCGAGGTTGCCGACGAGCTCGACCGGAAGACGACGATCATCAAGGTCGCCAGCTTCGAGGACATCGAGCGCATGGAAGCGGTCTTCGGATGGCCGGCCGCTCACCTTGCCGACGCGCCGGACGCGAGCCGCGCCCTGTTCAAATGGGCGAGCGGCAAGGTCGTGAAGGTCGATCAGCGTCGGCTCGCGGCGTCGTTCGGCATGGCGCCGTCGACCTTCCGGCGGTTTCGGATGCGCGCAGCGACGTTGCTCGCCCACCGGCTCAACCGCGTTGGTGTTTCCCCTTTCTAGGCCCGCTTTCATTGCATGGTTGGAGATCAGAGTGATGGATACGCTTTTCCCTGTCGATGCCTCTCGTCAGCCTGTCGTCACCGTCAAGAACGGCGAGGTCTTCACGAACAGCCGCGACGTGGCGGCGTTCTTCGAGAAGAGGCACGATCATGTGCTGCGGGACATTGATACCCTCATTGCCCATGCCCCAGATTTGGGGGATAGGCAGTTCGTGCGGATTGAGACGCCGCACCCCACGATCCCTGGGCGCATGGATCGCTCGTTCGACCTGACCCGCGACGGCTTCACGCTGCTCGCCATGGTGGACACGATCCACCAGCGGCCGGACGGGACGGCGAAGCGGACCTTCTCCGAGAACCGCGAACGCTTCGTTGAGAGCGAGGACTTCATCGAACTGACATCGGACGAAATTCGTACCATGTCGATCTTTCCCGCGCGCACCGCTCGGGCCACCCTCATCACCCGTCGCGGCTACCTCAAGCTGGTGAAGCCCTGACCAATCGAGAATGGGAACCAAGGCGAGATGATCGAATGAGGGGTTAGGCCTGCCCCAACTCGCGCAACATACGCTCGAGTTCGTCAGTCGTGCTCGCGATTATCGCCGGGTCCTGGGAAGCGGCGGCGCTCATGATCTGGTCGATGATCGTGTCGACCTCGACCGTGTTCGGGAGCGTGCCGGCATTGAGATATTCAATGGCCGAAAGGAAGGTGTCGAGCGTCCGCGGCGGATCAACTCGCAGCACAATCGGCCTCGCCAGCGGCATGGCGAGTTTTGCTTGCAT